TTTCAGATATTCTGACGTCCAATTAGGTGTATAGCTAGTGCCACTGGGATCCTGTCCATTAATAGTCTCCCTAACCACACTAGCGGTGCCAGCCACACTAGACCACCCATAAGCGTTACCCAGCACAGGCGTAGCAGCCTTGCTGTTCTTAAACACGGTGAGATTATACACATGCATGGGCATAACAACTTGCCCAGTAGTAGTATCGCCCCGATTGGCAATAGTAAAAAATCCACAATTTGTGTCAAAATTAGTAATGCCCTGGAACTTTTCAATCCGTGAACTCATGCCAACATTAATGAGCTTGAGAAGCCTATTAGGCTTAAGACGAGGGTAACGCCCAACAGTACGCTTAGAGCGAGAAATATCATTCCCACCAAACCCGCTGGTACTATAGGTCTTAGGCCCAGAACCCTTGCGACGCTTACTAGAACCGCCTGCATCTGGCAACTTACCTCCAAAACGCTTACCAGCATACCTGGCAGCATTTACCAATCCTCCACGATTGCGCCAGGCGAACCTTGCTGCAGCTACCGCCTGAGTACGCCTTCGGCGAACCGGCCGGCTTTTCCTTCTGGCGAACCTGCGCTTCATAACTAAAGTTCTATTAAAATAATGATTTCTTCCTCAACAGATATGTATTTATACTAATCCTGCCACCCTAAGCAGTACTGTACTGCATATGCTAGGTGGCTAAAGCATTCGCTAGGTGGCTAATGCATTCTGGCAGGAGGGAAATTAAACTCTAACCCTTACCCCCTCCGCCCCGGTGCATCCAAACCCTAAGCCTAGGAGCATTGGGGGGATCCTGGGGCTAAAGCCCCAGGCCTAAGCCTGGGTGCAATGGGGGGAGCCAGGCGCTAAAGCGCCTGCGGCGCTTCGGCTTCGCCTCAGGAGATCTATTCCCACCCCCCACCCTGTGTGGTTCCCACACTGGGAGCTTCCCTAACGTCCCTTTGCATTCTGGCAGGATTGAGATTGGTGGTGTTGAGAAACACCTTTATTATTTTTTTGGTTTTTTCTTGTTTAGGGCTTGGGGTACTGGGTCATGGGGAAGCGCCTCTTGATGGCGGCGCACATCTCGGCATCCTGGTCGAACAGCTGCTCGATGGTGTAGTTGCTGGTGATGATGATGTGCTTGGGGCGGATCTGCAGAGCGCCCCCCTTGTTCTCGGCGATGAAGGCGTAGCGGTCGCCCCAGATCTTCAGGTGGTGGCCGAGCTCCTTGCAGTCGAAGTCGTCCAGGATGACGGCCTCCTCGCCCTGGTAGCCATCCCACCACTTATTCTGCATTTTGAGGTAGGCGCCAGGGTACAGGGCTCGAGCATCGCGGGACTTGCCCGTCCCCGGGGCCCCCCAGAGCCACTGGCCGGTAACCCCTTGTGCGTCCGGGGCTGCCACCATGTGGTCCTTCTTGATCTCCTTCAGAGTGCGGTAAAACCGCAGGTAGATATCGGGGGGTACTGACTCCAGGTCCCCCTCCGTCGCTGCGCGCTTCGCCTGCGCCCAGCGCTCCTTCTCCTTCGCGCCACCAGCTTGGCCAGGCTCGCCGGGGCGGTCGCCCAGCTCCTGGAAGTCCCCCTCCTTGCTGCAGTAGTCGTAGTTCGAGAGCGTGGAGCCGCATGCGACCTCCCAGTGCGCGCGTGCGAGCAAACGCTTCAGTGAGGCTAAGCGTCGAGTTGCCGTCCAGATCACGAAGCCTTGGACGTGGGGAGTCGAGCCCTCGCCCGCCCCCTCCTTGCCGACGATCAAGTAGCGGTGGTCCGTCCATTCGTAGATGCTGGTCAACTCCGCCTCGGTGTAGTTGTTGAGCGTGAAGCACCAGCGACGACCAGAGGCCATGGGGGAGGGGGGGGGCTAGGGGCTGTGGGTGATACCGCGCTGGAAGCTTGTATCACGTATCAGAGGGTCAATGGTAATACTATGCATTGACCCTCTGATACAGCGCCTTATATATCCGCGCGCGAGAGGTTTCGCGACGGGGCTTGCCACTCGCGTAGCTTCCAGCTTCCGCGCGCATCCGCGGCGTTGTAACCGCGCAGCTTCCGCGACACAGCTTCCGCGCGTAACCGCGCAGCTGCCCAAAACCGCCAGACAGCTTCCACAGCCTCTCGCGAGGCTGTTCCCTTATTATATATTCACAGATTGAGATTGGCGGTGTTGAAAAACACCTGTTTTTTGTTTTTTCTTGTTATGTCTTGAAGCGCGCATCATTTAAGATGGCACGCTGTACTTCTGTCGTAAAATCATATCATAGCTCGGTACATCGAGCAAACCGGCACCGGTCGCTTTCGCAGTAAACACGTTACTTGCAATAGGAGCGTAATTAGTGCCAATCGTTGCCCAGTTAGCAGTAGTATCCTCCTTGCGGCTTGGTGACCAAGCACGAATAATCATAAACGTCTGAGCTGCATCAGCGGGGGTGTTAAGGACTGTAGACAAGGTCTCATAATCCGCGCCATCCGCCTGCGCATGCCCAAGCCCGTAAAGACCATCCTTGGTCTCATGGGGTGCCATGTTAAGCACTCGTCCATGCTTAATAAACAATTTAACCTCCTTAATCTTACCACATGCAGCGTTAAGATCAGTACTATTCTCAGCAGGTATCATATACTTGAACCGCTTCACAAACTTAAGGAAGGCCAAAGCACGCGTATCACGGGATTGCAGATTACTGTAGGTCATACTTCCAGTAAGTGCATTGATAAGCTCCACAAATCGCTCATTACTGCCAGAAGCAGAAGCAAAATTAGCAAACTCATTCCTCACTTGTACAACATCAATCATAAACCAGGTAGGTCGTGACCGTGCGCCATAAAGGTTAAGCTTCACCTGCGTCCACTCATGCAAAACCTTTTCTGCCTGAGGTAGATCAAATCCATTCCCCAACACTGTGGGGGAGGTTGGTCCTTTCAGATATTCTGACGTCCAATTAGGTGTATAGCTAGTGCCACTGGGATCCTGTCCATTAATAGTCTCCCTAACCACACTAGCGGTGCCAGCCACACTAGACCACCCATAAGCGTTACCC